CATCTATCTCTACGTATTCTACAGATCCTTCTTCTATAAATGCCATAATTAATCTCTGTTTATTTCCAATATCGATGCAACGACATGTAATTCGTTTGCATCAGATGCAGTTACTTTTAATATCTCACCTTCTAACAAAATTAATGGTTCTGTCAAAAGTTGTTCTGTTGCAAGAGCCCCTATGGCTTTTGTTTTAAATAAAGCAAATGCATTACTAGATGCATCTGTTAGTGTTACATCCAAATTAGCTCCGCTAGAGTTTTGGTCATTACATGCAAATATAGACTTTACAATAGCTCTTGAGTCATTTGGAACTGTATATAGTACAGTTTCTGACGCGGTAGTCAAATCTAGTTTTGCGTTTTTGTATATATTAGCCACTTATAAACCAAGAAAATCTTTCTTGCTCCTGTTTTTGTTCGTTTAAAAACGTTGAATTTAATTGTTCTGTTATCAAAGCAATTGCTCTATTAATTTGTTTTTGGTTAGAGACATCGTACTCTTCTTTTGGTTCTGGTAGTCTTACTACTATTTTTGCCATTAAGTTCTCATTATTTCTTCTAATAACTCTTCTTGTCTTTTTTTCTTCTTATCTTCTTTTTCAAGAGCTTCATCAATCTTTAAATCTGGATTAAGTATTTTTTCTAAGAGAGTTCTATTATCTATATTTTTTGCCACTGACATAATTCCACGATCACCAACTAAACCCATTTCTTCAGGCACAACTCTTGGATCATTTCTTGGATTTCCATAATCTATTTCAGTAGATGGAAACTCGTCATATAAAACAGTTCCACCAAATGGAATATTTACGTTACCAGAAAAATTTGGATTTCTAATAACTGTTCTTGTATCATCCATTTGAAAACCTTCTTTATCTAAAGGAGATATAAATCTATCTGGAGAACCTAATCTATCTATAGAGATATCATCAAAGAAAGTGCTTGTATCTGTTTCTTCTTCATCAGTTTTTCTTCTGTCGTATATATCTCTAATATCTAAGTTTGCAAAAGGATCTAATCCTCCAAGACCTAGTTTATTAAATTGACTCATATCATATGTTGGTTGATCAAATCTTTTACCTAAACCAAATTTTTGTCCAAGACCTCTAACTATATTTCCTAAAAAACCACCACCTGTAAAGAAGTCCATAAGACCACCTCCACGAGTAGCTTTAAATGCAGCTGGATTAAATGCTCTAGCTCTTGCTAACTCTGCTGGTGATACAGTATTTCTACTATCAAAAAAACGTGGATTAACTCTTCTACCACCACCGGCTGCAATAAACGAAGATCTTAAATCTCGTTCTTGATTAGACCTAACTCCAGGACCTGCACCTCTAGGTGCTCCTATATTACTAGCTCTAACTTCTGCTCTATCTCTTGCATTGCTACTACCTGTTTCAGCAGCACTCATCGCAGAACCCGATGTGTAACTTCCTTGTGCATCAAATGAGTCATAACTAGGAACATTTGATGGTCCTTTATGCGGTGTGCCTGGGTTTTGTTTCTTTAATTGTTTTTCTTCTGCATCTGTTATGTATGCAAGTTTTGTTGCTGGTGCGTTTTTTCTAGCTTTAAATTCTTTTGGTACAGTTACAGATTTAGAATTTTTTGTGTAATTCTTGTAACCATCTTGATCTACATAATCTATTTTTTTATCTATAGCCATTATCTTCTCCCATCCGGTTGAACATCAATTTTTAATGTTCCAAACCGCCATGATTCTGAAGCAGAATCATTTTCTATTTTGACATTAACAAACCTACCTCTGGCTCTAGTATCCTTTTTATCAGTAGATGAGGTAATTGTAAAGGGACTTAAACTAGTTGCAGTTTCTGATTGTTGCGGATATCTTTTAACTGCTAGTGTTACTTTAGCATTCCCTTGCAATGTTTTAAAGTCAGGTACAAACCTTCTCATAGCTAGAAATACTTCACCAGCTATACTAGGTCCTGACGCTCTACCTTGAGCATTTCTTTGTCTTTGTTGTAAATCAAAGTCATATGATTTTACAAATGATGTAACTGTTGTTGTGCTACCATTAGGATTAACTTGATCAGTGCCTACCTCATGTTCAAAGAAAGTAGTTTGACCTAGTCCTGATTGACCTACAATAACAGGAAAAGTTCCTGATGCGTTGTCGTCAAACTTAGTTGCAAAAGGTGTTGGATAAACTGTTGCATCAATCCATGATGTTCTAGCTTCAGTTCCAATATACCAAACACCACCTTTCATTGTTTCACCATAATTAAATACAACATATTTATCATTATAATCAGATCCTGTTGATGGATAATACCAAACAACTTCAGTAAATTGATTGTTTAATCCAGCATTTACTTGTTGACCTTTTGTAGTATCAGCTGAATCATATACAAAATCTTCTACACTACATGGTAGTGATTTAACTGTACCATCAAACATAAAGAAACCATTTGGTGACATCCAAAATGCAGTACCATCTATTTCAACAGCAGCATTTTTACCAATAAGTCCACAGTTTGTACCTACTTGTTCAAAACCAAATGTAAAAGGTGCACCAATAAATTTCATTGTATACAAGGCATTATCAGTCCAAATTAAAATTACTTCTTTTGTTTTTAATGCACCAATAATTTTTGTACCATCTTGTAATCTTTGTGAACCAGCAGAATTAATTGCTGTTGCTGTATAATCATTTATATCTTCTTGATCAGAAAATCTTATAAACATATCATCTTGAGTTGCTGTATTTCCTATTGTTGTTTCTGTACCCAAATGAATTAAGTGTCTAGTTGTTGGAGATACTAGTGTTACTCTTGTTGCTGTAGGATTGTTTCCTGTTGCAAAGTTAGTTGTTGTTGTTGATGCTCTTGTAGTAAGTCTAGCACCATCGCCTGCGTTCCACGTAAATGTTTTACCATTTGCAATTGTCGCAATTAATACTTCACCAAAATTACTTAAAGACCATAGACCAGGTTCTAGTGATACATCAGATGCAGGTGCAGCCTCACCCCAGTTACCTGTGCCCCAAGTATCAATACCCCAACCATAACCATATGATTGTTCTGCAGGACCAATTTGTTCGTAAGGTTTAACTTCCAAACTACCACCTGCTGATACAGTTGCACCAGCATTACTAGCTTGCGTAATTGTAAATACACTTGTGCTTGTAATAGAAGTTACTTGAAATAATTTATCTTCAAAGTCTGAGTTTTGGTAACCTGTACCACCTGGTAAAGTTACGTTATCTAATAATACAATATCACCAGCTGACAAACCATGATTTGATTTTGTTATAGAACATACAGCTGAACCATTAGTTGTTGCAATAGTACAAGATGTTAGTGTTGCTTTTAAAGGTGTAACATCATACAATTGTCCTTCAAAATATATAAGTAAAAATTTATCTGTACCAATAGCAACGTATCGATTACCATCTAGATCAACAAACGCAAACTGTCTTCTAGCAACACCACATATTGTATCTGTAACAAGTGATGACCAACCACCTACTTTTTCTGGAAGACCATATCTAAATCTTACATTGTCACAATCAATCCATCTAAACTCTGCACCAGAGTCAGTATTTTGTTTGTCTATTCCTGGTAAAACTTTGAAATCAATTAGAGCCATGATTCATGCTCCTATATTTTATCTTTGTAGACCCAGCCTCTTGTAGCATTAACATATACCAACGTAAAAGCCGAAGCATTTGCTGAAACAACTAAATTAGAAGCGGCACCATTTATATTAGATCCATTTCTTCCAACCGTTAAATTGTTAGATGCAAAATTGTTACCGCTATCTATGAATGTAACTTCATTTCCTATAGCAGGTGATGCAGGTAAATTAATTGTAATAGGACCATTAATACCAGAACCAGACGTATCAATTAAAACTTGATCCCCATTGACTGTTGTATAAGTAGCACTTGGTGTGTAGTAACCTTTTGTTTGTAGTTTTCCTGTAATGTTTGTACCATCAGAATATAACACAGTTGTTGATCCAACTGGCAATGTAAGTCCTGTTCCTGATACAGTTTTAACTGTTAGTGTGTAATTATTTGATGATCTAGTTGTAGCATCTTCTACTATAAATACTCTTTCTGCAGAATCTGGCATAGTAACTGATCTGTTTGCAGTTAGTGTACCAGTTAGTTTGTAGTATAAATTCTTACCATTTGCTGTAGCATGATTCGCTAAAGATAAAGCAACATCACCAGATCCTACTGCTAATGATATATAACCTGATGCTGCTTGTTCTAATATTTGTAAATTTGTATTTGTAATTGTACCCCAGGTACCTGACTTTTCACCTGTCGTTATTAGTTCTAGTTTTAAATCACTCGATGTACTTGACGCCATATATTTCTCCTACGGATTGTTCGGGTCGATAGGCACCCAAACTCCT